AACGAATCAAGAATAAGCACAAGAAAGTTTTGGCATTGGTTAATAAACATGGAAGCAAGCAAATTAGGCTTATTGGAATAGTAGACTAAATCACTAGGTTATTAACTAATTCAATTATTTGTAGTACAAACATGCGCAAGACACAGCCGAGTGGTGGAAAGCCTGATAAATTAATCAGAGATTCCCTTATGATGGCAATACGCCAAAGCCCACAAAAGCTAAAAAAAGCCGCTGAGAAGGTATTGGATGATGCTAGCGAGGGCAACCTAGACGCTATGAAGTTCATGGCAGACCGTATTGACGGTAAGGCCATTCAGCCTATTGCTCATTCAGTAGTTGATGAACCACAAGACGAGAGTTCGCTAGATGCAACAATCAGAGAACTTGCAAACAAAGTTGGAATTGCTCTCAGCGTTAAAGAAAAAGCACGCGCAGACGATGCGGGAGAACTACCTAGCGTTCATTAATGAATTTAGTGCTGAGACTTCACCAGCTAGGCATCACCTTCTATTGATTGATAAGCTGCAACAGGTCGCGGATGGCAAATGCAAGCGGCTGATGGTTTTCATGCCACCGGGTGCGGCTAAGTCCTATTATGCCAACGTGATGTTTTCGGCGTGGTGGATGGCTGGCAATCCGGGTAAGAAACTAATCACTGCGTCCTACTCGCAAGAGGTGGCTGATAAGTGGGGCCGCAGGGTTAGGGCGCTTGTGAAAGAGCCTAACTACGAGGAAGCGTTTGGGGCCAAGCTATCGCAGGAATCACAAGCCGCTGGTCGATGGGCGCTAGACAATGACACAGAGTTCTATGGCGTGGGTGTAGGTGGCTCGATTACCTCATTTCGCGCTGATGGGGCGATTATTGATGACCCTGTGAAAGGCCGCGAAGACGCTGAGTCTGAGACAATCAGGAATAAAACCAAGGAATGGTATCTGTCTGACTTCTGGACGCGCTTAAAGCCCAACTCGTTTGTAGTGCTTATCATGACCCGCTGGCATGAGGATGACCTAGCTGGCTATTTGCTAGACATGATGAAGAAAGGAGGCGAGCAATGGGAAGTGCTAAGCCTTCCGATGTTGGCTGAGGGCAATGACCCGCTAGGACGCAAAGAGGGCGAACCTCTATGGCCTGAGTGGTTTACCGATGAAATGATTGCACAGGCAAAGCGTGACCCGCGCAACTGGTCAAGCCTGTATCAACAGCGGCCAACGCCTGAAACTGGCGCATACTTTGAATCGCAATGGTTTAAGATGTATGACAAGCCGCCTGAAAACCTCAAGATATACGGGGCCAGTGACTACGCGGTGAGCGATGGCGGCGGTGACTACACTGTTCACGGGGTGTTTGGCATAGACACAAGCGAGAATATCTATGTGCTAGATTGGTGGCGTGGGCAGAAGTCATCCCTTGATTGGGTTGAGCAGCTCATTCTAATGATTAAGATTCACAAGCCTGTGACGTGGTTTGAGGAATCTGGGGTTATCTTCAAGTCGATGAATCCACTGATAAGCAAGCGGCAGCAAGAAGCTGGTGCATGGTGTACGCGCAAGCAAATCAACCGCGCTAAGTCTAAGGAGATGTGCGCTCAGTCGATTCGTGGTCGGATGCAGCAGGGCAAGGTTTACTTCCCCTATGCTTCGTGGTATCCAGACCTTAAGAGCGAGATGCTTTCGTTTCCTGCTGGCAAGCATGATGACCAAGTTGACGTTATGGCCTTGCTAGGAATGGCGCTTGGTGATATGGTAAACGACGAAATGACCGCCAAATCAATCATGATGGGGTAACATGGAACTAGTCATAGTATCAAAGCGCGATAACCTAGAGAAAGCCACGCAGGTTCTTAAGGAGCGCGCGGTCAAAGAAGGTTTGACCATTGGCGAGGTGGTGCATGAGTTACTGCCACCTAACACAGCGTTTGTTCATAAATACACCACGGAGGCGGTATGAGGCAGCTTTTTCATGCACATATTCCAACCAATGACCCTAGTAAGGTTGAGCAGATTAAGAAAGACATCGGCTCAGCTGCCAGTGAGATGGGCTTTAACTTTGCAGGCGAGTGGAAGGTTGAGCGCGTTAAAGAGGATGGCGTAATCCAATGGCGCGTGGAAGCTGAGTTTTGCACTTGACGACCACATAAAATAACAGTACAATTCACACGATTGCTTATTCACGGCCCACTGAGGCATCCGAAGGCAAGCTAACTCATGGGTGGGCAATGGCTTCGGATAATCATGTAATCGCTACAGGACGATATAAACTAGCTAAGGATGGCTGGTCAGAAATCAACCGTAAAGCCAAGGAAGACTTGGTATTTCTTAGCGATGAGCAATACGCACAATGGAACCCATCGGTTGCTAATGCCCGCGCTACGGTAGGGCGTCCGGTTGTAGAAATCGACCAACTCACACAATATGTGCATCAGGTATCTAACGATATTCGGATGAACACGCCGACGATTAACGTCATTCCTGTGGGCGATGGCGACCAAGAGACTGCCGAGATTATCCAAGGGCGCATTAAGGCGATTGAGTATAAAAGTAACGCCGATGCTGCTTATGACATGGCGGCTGATTTCTCAATCAAATCCTCGATTGGGTATATCCGCGTAGACCATGACTACATAAACGACAGGGGCTTTGAGCAGGAATTACTTATAAAGCGGGTTGTGAACCCCCAAAGCATCATGATTGACCCTACATCTATTGAGCCGGATGGTTCGGATGCAAAGTGGGGATTCGCGTTAGAAGAAATCTCGTGTGAGGAGTTCAAGCGCCGCTATCCAAATGCTTCGCCTATTTCGTTTGGTGAAGATGAGCTGCGTATGATTCCTAACGCTGAAACTGTTACTATCGCTGAGTATTTCTATATCGAGGACGGTGAAGAAGAAATTGGGCTGTTGAATGACGGCTCGGTTCAGCCGATAGTTAAGGGCAAGAAATACAAAACTACCCGCAAGGTGAAGCGCCCACGGGTAATGCGGCAATGGTTGGCAGGTGACGATGAACTGACTGAGCCTAGCCCGTTTCCGGGTAAATACATCCCGCTGGTTCCTGTTTACGGTGAGGAATCGTGGGTTGGCGGCAAGCGTCATCTTCTTTCGCTGATTCGTAAGGCTAAATCCAGCGCGATGATGTATAACGAGCTGAAATCCAGTGAGCTTGAAATCCTCATGAAGCAATTGCAATCCCCAGTTATGGCGGCTGTAGGGCAAATGCGCGGGTTTGAGGGTGACTGGAAAACTCCCGATAAAGCGATGGTGCTGTATTTCCATCAGACTGACGCTAATGGCCAGCCTTGCCCGCCTCCGCAGCGTTTAATCGCTCCTACGGTGTCTCAAGGTTATGCCGCCGCCTCGATGGATGCTGAAAATAACATCAAGAAATCCTTGGGCATGTATTCGGCTGCCGTAGGGAATCGTGAGGGTGATTCGTCTGGTAAGGCGCTGATGCAGCTGGAGCAAAGCAGCGACCTAGCGACGCTACACTTTGCTGATAACCTGACTCGTTCAATCACTCAAGTTGGCAAGATTCTTGTTTGTGCATTGCCAGAGATTGAGGACACAGCCCGCGTGGTTAGTACGATTGGCAAAGAAGACGAAATGAAGCCTGTCGGGATTAACGGCAAGCGAGTTGAGGGGCAGGAGCGTGATTACTACTTCAAAGGTGACTTTGATGTGCGTGTTGTCACTGGTGCTTCGTTCACTACCCAGCGTCAGCAAGCCGCTACGTTCTATGGCGACCTTGTGGGTAAAATGCCAGACCTGATGCCTGTGATTGGTGACTTGGTGTTTAAGTATAACGACGCACCCGGCGCGCAGGCTATCAGCAACCGTCTGAAGAAACTTGTTGACCCCAAACTATTAGATAAATCGGAGCGCGAAGACGAGCAAGACCCAGCTATTGCGGCGCTGACTGCTGAGGCTACGCAGGGCATGCAATTAGCCAAACAGGAAATTGACGCGCTTAATATGCAATTGCAGCAAATTGAAGCACAGAAACAAACTGATGAGCTAAAACGTCAAGCGGATGCGGTGAAGGATCAGATTGCGCAACTGAAGACCAACGAGATAATCGCTAATCAGGCTATTGAGTTACAGCAGAAAGACCTAGAAATTCAGCGTTTGAAGGCTATGGATGATGTGAAAGCCGCAGCACCTCAAGCGCCTAAACCCTCAGGGGGATTGCCTGAAGGATTCCAAGTCACGCCTACGCCAGATTATTTAGCGATGAAAGATGCGCACCATTCTCAGGAATTAGAGGCAACTACGCAAAACACTGCGGTTATTGTTCAGGGCATTCAGGGTGTAATAGGAATGTTGGCTGAGCAGACTCAGGCGACACGGGAGCAAGCAGCGGCAGCAGCAGCGCAGGCTCAAGCAACTATGCAGCTTAACGCGACTATCGCTAAGCCTAAGCGCATTCAATTTGACGGCGATAACAACCCAATAGGAATTCAATAGGAGTATTTATGGCATCGGTAGCATTCACAAGAAGTGTTAGCGGGGTAGGTGATAGCGATATGGTCGCTTGGTCACTTGGCGCTGGCGATACTGGCAAACCTTACATGATGGCGAACTATGCAGACCGCACCGTTCACATTACTGGCACGTTTGGCAGCGTAACGCTTCGTGGTTCAAACAAGGCAAACCCAGACGACGCTACGGCAGGCGATTGGTTCGACCTTACAGACCCACAGGGCAATGCAATTACCTTGACCGCTGCTGGGGGTGAGTTGATTGCTGAAAATCCTTTGTGGATTAGCCCAATTACCACGGGTGGCTCTGGTTATGTTGTGACAATTCTTGGGGTAAAATAGTGAATCGTCGCCGCAGATTGATAAGGGGTGGATTTTGGGGTGGGCCTTCTACGCCGCTAACCCTCGACCTCATCACCACGCAACCAGCGGCGGCTTACAGTTTGCGCAAGATACGTTCTTCTTATAGCGGCTCTTGTTTGCGCATTCGTCGTTCAAGCGATAGTGCAGAGCAGGATTTTGGGTTTATTGGCACAGATTTAGATACTGCTGGCATAGCGTCTTTTGTAGGTGGTGGCACTGCGTTTGTGGTGCGCTGGTACGACCAGACAGTGAATGCCAATAACGCTGCGCAAATAGCAGATATCACCAAACAGCCAATCTATACAGATACCAAACTAACGCTAGATGGAACGAACGATTTACTAGATCTAACTTCTTCGATTCCGCAAACGACTGGTTATACTGTATTTACGTCGATGCAATTGGCCGACACCGCTACCACTAAGGGCATTGTTTCTGGTTCAGGTGGCTCGTTGTATTTGCGCGCAGGGACGACTGAGGGGTTTGCAATTGTAAGGCAGGGGGCTGCCGTACTTCTAACGGGCGCAAGCACTGGGTTGCTTTCCAAAACTGTGACCCGTTTCCGTTCGTTCAGCACTGGAAACAGCATCCACATTAACGGGGTAAGCGATGGTAGTAATGCCACTAATAACGCCCTAACAGCCGGAGTCAGTCGGATGTTTGCCGGAACTGGTGGGGGTGGTGATTTGTTCGGCGGCGACGTACAGGAAATTTTTATCTATGTGGATGACCTGAGCACTGCGGATAGCAACACAATCGGCAGCAATATGGCGACATTTGCCGGAACAAGTTGGACAAATATCTAAATGGCAATTAGACACATAAAAAACGATACAATACCTGATTGGACGCAGGCGGAGCTTGATGCTCAGATTGCGCTTGGAAATTATCCATCCGGTACGTTGCTGGCTGATATTGTATTACCTTCGGATTGGAACGCAGACCATACAGCACCAGAGATTTCTGATGTAGCTGGGTTGCAGGCTGCGCTTGATAAAGTGCCGACTGAAAACATATTCCGCCCAGAAACATTCGCGGTTGGTGATTATAGCTACTGCAAGACTTCTGGAACGGGTGAAAACTTAGGCGGCGGGTTATTCCGTGATTTAGACTACCCTTTTACTGCTGACGATGTTGGTAAAACATTCTGGCAAGATGGCGCAGTTGTAAGAACGATTACAGCCGTTGATGGCTCTGGTGTAGCTACGATTAGCCCAGACCCTTACGGCAGCACGAATATCAATTATGTTGTGAATGGCTATGATTGGACAGACGCAATTCAAGCGGCATGGGACGCTGCCGCAGCGGTAAGTGGTGATGATATAGAGGACACAGATGCTGGCTTTGCTGGTGTGCGTTTCGGTGGCGTTGTATTATTGGAAGCTGGCAAGAAATATGGGGTTTTTAACTCTTCTGCTTCATATTCTGGCGGGCAGTTATCTTGCCTTATTATGCGTCGCCGGACTACGTTTACCACGGCGTTCTCAGTAAATGAAACGCAGGGCGTCATTGTGCAATTGCCCAAGTCTTATGGGCATGTCATGGCCCCACCTAGCACTACCACGCACATGGATTTTACCACGGTTGCGAATATCACGATTGAATGTATTGGTGATTTCAGCAGCAATTCTTTAAACGGGATTGATTTTGAGATTGAATACGACAACCTGCCTAGAGTTGACGCTTTCAACAGGTTCGAGCGCATTACTGTAAGGCAGGCAAAGGTTGATGGCTTTAGGTTCTCTGGCAGAGGTGAGCTAAAAATCCGCGATTGCGATTCCTTCAACTGCGGCGGCAAAGGGATGTTTATTGACGGCCAGTATGACTGGTCACTGATTGGCGGGCAGTTTGGCGGGAATAGAAACACTGGTTTGTATATTTACGCTTCCGGTGCTGGTAATGCTACAGGGTTTAAATCATTCTACAGCGGCAGCAATGGCGGCTCAGACCCCAAGAAATGCGCCAACCTTGTGGTCACTGGCGACCAGATGCGTCATGGCTTTGTTTGGATATCAAACTTCCAGCTTCAGGAATCACGAGGGTCTAGCCTTTATGTAGATGTTGGGAATTGCTACTTTGACAACTTCCAAGCACTAGACCCCAGCCGCACCGATTTGATTGCGTCTGGCACGCTTCCGAGTATCCGCGCTGGCGTTCATATTGCTGGCGAAGGCGCTCGCATGAATAGCTTTTATGGTACAGTCTCTAGTTCTGTCGCTGTATTTAGCAGCCCAAACTGGAATGCCGATACATACGCGGTTTACATTGACGATGTAGATGGCGATGGCGCTGGGCCTCAATTGAACGAAGGCCACATTAAAACTTATCGTCCCACAACTAACTTGGGCGGCGGAACGCAAGTAGGGAATCAATATAGTGGGACGGGTTCGGTCAAGGGTGGCGGTGGCGTTACCAACGGCAAAAACCCTGATTTATACATTGACGGCGTTCCTTGTGCTGCAACATTAGGTGCGGCTCCTGCAAGCGGCGACTTAATCGAAATCATTGATGTCAGTGATACTTATTCGAGCGCCAGCGGCACTAAGAAACTGGTAGCTTATAGCGATTTTGGTGGTGGGGGTGGCGGCACTACTTTAACCACCGTCGAGAAAGAATTAGGCAGCGTCCCTAAAATGGCTGGCAAGTTTACCATTTCAGGCACGGGCCTAACGATTGGCAAGCCCGTTAGCGTTATGAAAGCTGTCGGGCCTTATACTGGCAAAGGCACAAGGGCTGATGAAGCTGAGATGGATGCAATCACTGCTACGGGCGTGGTTACATCGGCAACAGAGATAACCGTGTACTGGAATGCAGCTACGCGAGTTAAAGGCAATGTGAAATTTAATTATTTTGTAGGAGCGTAAAATGGCTGTAATCGAAGGTGGTCTGACCGCCAATCTAGCTGAGGTGGATGCTAATAATAATGTCCAGGTAATCACCCCAACCGTTCTCAATGAGACGGGGTACATGGTGATGGCTGGTGAGAACCATGACGGTGGAGCAGGTGTAGCTACGCCATTGCGCCGCACTTTACGAGTAACCCCAGATGGCCGCTTGCGTGCTGGCGTTGACCAAGTGCTGTGGGAAGACACATTCAACCACACCATCGTTGACACAAGCGCGTATCAATGCGTCACCTCTACCGCTACGCTGGCTATGTCAGGCGGTTACTTGGTATTCAACGCAGGCAACAGCGTTGCAAGTGCTGCTGTGGCGCGTGTTCAAAGCTATCGAACATTCCAACTTTCGGCATCCTCGACTAATGAAGTTGTGTTCCGTATTCGCTTTAACGTCGGATTACAGGCAAACTCTATTGCTGAGTTTGGCTTAGGGTTCGCTGCCACTACCGCAACCCCGACCGATGGCGTTTACTTCAAAGTAAACACGGCAGGTGGGCTGCAGGGTGTTGTGAACGTGAATGGTGTTGAAGCAA